TGTTAGTTTCGCCATTATATTTCGTATTTAAGAACTTTAAAATAATTACATGTTACATCACCAGATACCCCCTCAGCTATTTTCTGCACCTTAACCGCTAAAGCTATATCCGCTGTTAAGTCTTGAGAGTCAGTTGCTATGGGTTTAGTCCAAGTAAAGTTAGGTTGGCCACAAACTGTAACTGCGGCTTCTACATCTTGTGAGTGACCCCCTATTCTAGTAATAAAGGCTGAAAGTATAATATCCATATCTGCTACTAGAGGAGAATTAACAGTATAACTAACCACTGTGTTAGCTGCACCATATTCTAAATAAAATGTTCCAGACACTCCAGATGCTACATTAAACATAGTCTCTAAATATATAGCATCTCCATCCTCATCAAGTACTTCTGTAGGTATGTTAACCACAGAGTATGTAGCTAGAGGTTGTAATGATGTATTAGCAGCAGCATCTACTCGCGTTCTACTATTATGAAGTAGACTTACTCCCGCTGCCCCAGCTGCTCCGGTAGCACCAGTAGGCCCCTGTGTCCCAGGAAGTGTGATTGTTGATGCACAACCTAGTATAGGCCCTTGTATTGAAGTACAATTAGTCATGTTATCGTTTTTATGAACATCCGCAAGAATTGGATGCTTCGGTTATATCACACAATCCAGAAAGTATAGTTCTATAATGATCCACAGATCCATTATAAGCTGAAGCTTTTAGAGCCTCAAAATAAAAGAATGCCTTAGTTGTCATGTCTAAGTAATCATTCTGACATTCATTACAGGATACTTGTGCACGTATACCAGCTATCAGGCTGTATACTACACATCCACTTGCGCAACTTAATGCTTGTTTGTCTATATAAGATCCATTTTGATCTGTAGTTCCCCCAAAGGTGAACTCGTATAAGAAGGTATATATGTCATCAGGGAATTGTGCAGTAGATCCCAGACCTATATCTGTGGCCTCAAGATATACTACTTTAGAATATTTCCTCATAGATGAACCAACTAGGTCACTTACGATTGGACCAACTAGTACAATCTCAGTGTCAGTAGTCATACTCTCTACCTCGTAAATTTTATCAGTATCGTCTCCAAAACTTATGTAATCCCCAGCACTAATAACTGTTAAGAAGCTAGTAGCCAAACCCGTTAGAGTTGAGTCACCAATACTCCCAGATACTGTTCCAGTTAGTGCAGTCATTACATCCGTAGTGATATCTACTACTGTATTAATAGTGTTTAGTTCCGTAGCTATAGTCACAGTCAATTCGCTGAAGTCATAATAATCTGGGAAGTCACTATATATAGGAGTGATCTTTAGAATATTTCCAACATCCTCTTGAGCGTATGAAAAACTAGGCGTAAATGTTAAAGGACTACTCATTGATTTTTATTTAAGAAAGTAAAAAAGGGTGGAGCAGAACCCCACCCATTGAATTTATCTAGTTCAGAACGGTAGTCTGAGCTGTTAAACCAGGTACTAAATGAGAAGTTACCAACCAGTCATCCGCTACAGTGCCGATACCAGTGGTAGCATTATCACCCTGAGCGGCGTCAACTGCAATAGCAATTGCCACAGCGATGGGAGAGTTATTCACGTTACCAAGGTTTGATTGCATTTTATCCAGGAATTCCAGACGAAGAACATCATAAGTCTCTGTTGAGAGAGCATCAGTTCTACGTGAGAGAGATGGTCCTCTCCATTCTTGACGGAACGGAGCAGTTTCATTACCCTGCAGAAAGTCTTCCATCTCTGCGATTTGGTAATAAGTACCACTTCCTAAAGTAGCTACTGCTGAATTAGTAACAGTAGTAGTTGTGAAGTTCATCAACTGAAGATCCCAACCAATTTTTTGATAGTCAGAACGACCCCTAACATACGTTTTTGCTAAGCCAGTAAGTTTAATACCAGCAGCAGCACCTTGTACGTGAGTGGCAGTAATGTGTTCAACAGAAGCTTCAGCAACTGTTGCAGAAGATCCTTGATAAGGAATATCCAGGGTAGCTACTTCGTTAGTAGTATCAATCGCAATGACCTTATAGATTGGGCTAGTTGCAGCAACTCCACCAATTCTAAGATAATCATTAACAACTAATCCGCCATTATCAATATCAGTAGCCGCAACAACGTACGGAGACCCATTAATAACAGTTAATGTACCACTAGTAGATGCACCTTCACCTGCATGAGCACTAAGACGTTCGATTTTCATTACTTGATCCATTCCAGATCTTGGACGCATACTAGCTTCCAGAGTTGTTACACAGCTGTCAGCAATCCCAATTTGGGTTGATCCTGAAGCAGCAGTATTAAACATCCCATGTTTGGTAGCCCGCAGTCTATGATTATGGAAATCCACATTAAGCATATAAAGTTTACTAGCAGTAATTGTAATACTACCAGCAGAGCCATTATATCCAATATAATCCAATTGTTCTGTGGGTGCAGTATAAGCTCCAATTTTGTATGAAGTAACAGAATGCGCATTGATTAGGGGACTCTGAATAAGTTCAGTACCTGTACGCTGCATGAGTCTTAAATTCTCATAATCAGCGGCATCATTAGATGCTCCGGTATCAACAACTTTTCCATGAGGGTTTACCCACACAACATCTCCATCTTGCAAATCAGCATAAGAATCAATCAAAGTACCCGCGGAAACCGCATGATCTTGATCTTTTGCAATAAATAAGGAAGTAATATTCCTTTGTGATTCTACGTAAGACATAATTATTTATGTTAAATTAAATTTTATTTTATTATTTTCTAGGTAAATGGTGTTGCTATAGTAGCTCCTACACCACCTAGTACGGCATGTACAAACCATACATCAGCAGCGACACAAGTAAGTGTAATAACACCTCCTTCTAACCATCCTTTAGTTGCTCCATCCATTATAATTTGATGATCGGTACCTCCTGGCTGAAATACATCAGCAGCACCCGCTGTATCGCTAGTAACTAAAGCCATTCCTTTAAGAAGATTATCAGAAGTTGCTCCACTAATAGTATAAGCATTGCTAGAAGCAGTGGTTAAAATCTTAAAAGTGTAAGTATTTCCAATAATGTCACCAGCTCCGCCATCTGGCATAGTGAATACAATACCATCAGCTTTATTTAACAGGAAAGTTGTTCCTGATTGAGCGTTTGTTACTGTATAAGTAGCATCTGATGTGACAGTGACAATACTTTCTTGTCCTACATTGTCAATCAAATCCGTTCTTTTTGTTGCTTTACTCATTATTATTATTATTAAATTAGTTTAAATTCTAGGTGAAAGGTGTAGATACTGTTCCTACTCCCCCCAGTACACCTGTAAGCAGCCAAAGATCAGCTGCAATGCATGTGAGAACTATTACTCCACCTTCTAGCCATCCTTCTGCCTCTGCAGTCATAGAAAGCTGATGATCGTCAGATCCATTTGGAGAGAAAACATCACATGCGCCAGCAGTGGTACTACAAATAGTAACACCTCCTCTTAAAAGATTATCAGTAGTAGCGCCACCAATAGTACATGTACCACTAAATGTAGTTAAAATTTTAAAAGTATAAGTAGCACCTATAATATCTCCACCACCTCCATCTGGCATTGTAATTACAATACCACCGGCGCGGTTAAGCATAAATGTTGAACCAGATTGCGCACCTGTTACAGTATAAGTAGCGTCAGTAATATTAACGATACTTTCACTATTAACACTGTCAATGAGGTCCAATCTATTAGTTACATTACTCATTATATAAATATTAAGTTAAGTAATTATTTGTTATTAGCTTCTATTAAGCCCGCCCTCTGTAAGGATTGCAGTGCTAAGTTAACAGCACCATCCACTATAATAGGGTGTGTTGTTACATGAAGCTCACAATCGACTTGATCGTTAATACTAATATCAGTTGGGTTCATTAAATAAACCATATGATAAGTCCTAATAGCCTCACCGTCAGTGATTATCTCATGAATTTTATTACCAGAAGTAGACTTACCAACATCTACTCTCCAAAAGAGTTTAGAATAGGGTTCCTTAAACGGGTTATTAATATTAGCATTATAGTAATCAAATCTTTGGGGCTTTACTTTAACTCTTACCCCAGAAGAGTTTGTTGCTTCTTCCTGCATACATCTAAAGAAGTTTGAAGGAAGTTCTATCGCAGTTCCATTAGGGAACACGGTATATACTGAAGAAGCTTCTGGTACCGTATATAACCAAGTAGAGGTTATCGCATAAAGATAGGTCCTCGCTTTGTCACTGGTTTCAAAGACTTCCGATAGTTCATTGATAAGATTAAGCTGACTTTCATTTAAAAAGTTATCTATATCATGTGATTGAAAAGATCCCAGAGACCTATCCATATCCATATTATAAAACTTTTGCTGAAAATTGTATTGCATTTCTAAAGCAGTCATTACTTATCTATTATTGGTTGTGTTTGTACTCTTTGAGACTGTACAGTTTCTAATACTAGTGTTACAGCCCTTTTGATTATATCTGGATGTAATGATGAGTCTAATTCAAACTCTGTGTCAGAAGCAACTATAGGGGTGTGAATCCGTAAGTACTCTAGCATGAAATCTGTAACCGAGGTAGTATAGCTATCAAACACTACTAGGAAAGATAACTCACTACTAGACTGAATCTTCATTACTTTACATCTTTGGAACATTGGTTTGTTATAAGCTGTCTGGATGTATTTATCAGAGACAACAGAAACTAACTCATTGGTTACCCACTCCGATGTTATGAGGGGAAATGTTTTCGTAACTTTAATACGGGACGTCACATAATATTGAAATTGTTCGCTAATACTAGAGGCATTATACGATGTGGAATTACCAATCCCGTTTGCAAGAGAACTCGCGGCATAACCCGTACCTCTCTCCAGTAATATAGAGAGGGGTATCAGGTTTCCAGCGTTATATAGATCTCTAACTAAATCGTCTACTGCCTGGTTAAGAAATACCAATATCTCTGCGGTCTCGATCCCCATCACATCAGGACTAAGATCTTGACCATAGTTTAGAGAAAATTGAGTAATCATCTCATTTCCAGTCATGTCTACTTTTTATTTGCAGTTTCTAATTGTACTTTAAGCTTAGCATAGAGTTTCTGACTAGCAGGAGTTACGTTAGCTATTTCATTTGCTAACTCCACTATTGTGTATACTTCTGGGTATCCAGGGACCTGATAAGTATTCTTACCATCTCTCATAACTACACCAGATTCAATACACTCCTCAAGAAACAATTTTTGTTGCAACAGCTCATCATTTTTAACCTGTAAGAACTCCCTAAGGTTATTTTGAATCGCATCAGCAAGTTCACCCTTAATCCATTCAGCAGTCACGTTAATAGGTGGCCTCTTTCTGGATTTAGTTACTTTAAACAAACTAGCTAAAAAAGCTTTCATCTTAGGTATAGAATGATTAATCTCTCCCAAGAAGATATAAGCTTCAGCAACGTTATCACTCTTAGTTGCGCGTTCTGCATCCATCTTCTCAGTGTCTACAAGTGCGTGACTATATGATAACTTATCATTACGTTCTTCCCATGTTGGGGAAACTGCCTCAATCTGTGCTTTTAAAAATGCCCACCTGAGATAATCTCCTGGATCGGATAATCGTAAGTTTAATGTTTCATCAGACCTAAGTACGATAGACTGTCTAGTCCAGTAAGTCTTAGGTTTGTTTGGATTATTCGCTACTAAATCTCCCTTAATAAATCCTAATCCAGCTTCTTTTGACTCAAACCAAGCACGTTCGCTGTCCGTAAGTGGCTCTATCTTCCGTAAAGTTTGTGGGTTTTCTGGTAATCCTTTGAATCCACTTTTAGCACCAGGTAATGAGGTCCTACCAGTATTGTCAAACAGCATACCAGACTTCTTAGGAATGGGCTTAACCATCACTGTTACATCTTTTAACGGAGATATAATTTTTTCTTCTTTCACTTTATCTACCATATTAAAATTTTAATAAAGGGTCCCAACCTAAGCCAGGACCCATAAATTGATTATCGAAGGATTTGAGGTTTCAGGCTCAGGCATCTGGTAGGATCGTAAACGATAGCACCACCAATAAACATCCTGTGAAACTTATAACCATCAGTAGAAGACGACATGATATTATACTTGTCGATCTCAAATGGATTACGTAAACCAGGCTCATAACCTTTGATGTCTTCCATTCCCTTTTGAGCAACCTTCTGAATATTAGGTTGTCCATTAGATGTTCCGATATCTAAAAGATCATATGTATAGGATTCAGCTACTCCACCGTTGGGGTGCTTAATCTTATGCAGTACGGGATCATCTTTGGTTTTGTCAAGCTCTACGGTAATTTCGATTCCGTTAGGTCCAAGGAACTCAATAAACTGTCCACCGAAAGAAATCTTTCCGTTTTTGTTTTTGAGCATTGAACTATCACGCAAGAAACTTAATGTAGAAGCATAAGTTTGAAGAGCATTAGAAAACTGCAGCATTCCGCGTTCACCAGTACGAAGCAGGAACTTCCGCTTGTCCATAGTAAGTTTGTTCTCAGAGAGATCAAGCATTACGTTAAACAACCAGTCAATATCAAAGTCTTCAGTTGGGTAGTAATACTTGTTACCACTCTCAATTTGTTCTTTGATACCAGCACCCATTTCAATAGTTACACCTGATTTACCTTTTTGCTTATAGGTACCATCAGCTGATTTATTTGTACGGGAATAGTACAATAAGTTATTTTTCTGTCTGCGGAAATCCCACTCGAATTTCCATTCACGGTAATCTTGCCATGCGCCAAGTACCTTACCGGTGTCTTTATCCCGCCATTTGACTCCCCAAGGCTCACGGTTAACCATGTTGCCAGGTACAATCTCTTCCATTCTCATACGAGTGAAGGTATTCTTCATTTTGGTTGGAGTTGTATAATGAGTCATAGTACCTTTCTTAGAGAAGTAAGGTTCTACTGGTGCGAATAATTGACTAAATTTCTTACCTGCAACGAGTTCACCGTATGGGACAAAAGCAGTAGCGTCTCCAGACATTAGCTCGACCCTATACAACCAATTCGTTCCGTTAGGTTTGGGGTCATCTAAAATCCGAAGTTGATACTCTTCTTTATGTCCTACAATCATATCAGTGTCAAAGAAGTAATTCTCAGCAAATTCAAGCTGAAATTCACTATGACTGATACCGGCTTTGTCAGTTGCGGCAAGCGCTACATCATCTATATAAGTAGCTACCAATGGGATAGCTCTGTCGCCGTCAGCCATGATGTCCCACTCGAATTCATCATCACGTTCCAGTACTTTGACTGGGAACATGTTGAGAATCGAATCAAGGTCACTATAACCAATGTACGATTGCCAAATATAGGTCATGAAATCTGCAGCTTTCTGGGGCTTTGTCAAGTAAAAATAACCGAGGTGATTCCTAGTTGTCAAGCCTCCCCATTCCTTCTGATCAAATTCCTGAAGTAAAAGGTCCATTTATAAGAGTTTAAAAACTTGTTAGATAAAAGTTAAAAATTCCTCCCCGCTTTACCAAAAGTAGGCAGGCTGTCGAGATCACTCTCGAATTGTTCTTTACCAGAGTATCCAGTTGAAGCCTTTGTCTGTTTTAAACTCTCATCCGTAAGGACAGACTCTAATTCTTTAATTGCTTTACTTTTAGAACTCTTAGTAAGCTTACTAAAATCTGGTTTCCACGAACCCTCAGTGTTGAACTTATAAAGTCCAAGTTGATGAAAGTACGCTGTTATAAGATCCCACTGAACAGGATTTTTAGCCCTGTTTGCCATTACAGCTGTTAGTGGTATATCTTTTCCAGATTTATCTTGTACGGTATCTACTACCTCAGTCAGTGTCTTATACAGTGTTGAACGTTCCTGCTTGCTAATCTTAATACCAGGGATTAGTTCTGCTGTATCTTCTACTTGACTTTTAATATTAGATAACCTCTTCTCAGCATCTTTACGTAACTGAGATTGTGTTTGTGTAGCCTGAGCTTGTAGATCTTTGGCCTGTTCTTTTCTAAACTTTAACAGGTCAGCTTTCATAGCTTTGGCTTCCTCTAGATCTTCGTCGATATCTACTGATTGATTAATTTTCTTCTCAATCATAGCATCAGACCATAGTGGTGAAGTTTCCTTATAATAAGCTCTTATGACACTCTTCCTAAGTTCTACATCTGCTTCCAAGTGCTCATCTGTTACCTTATTAAGCTGTGCTTCAGAAGACTTAATCTTCTTATACTGCTGAAGGTCAACACCTGAATCAATAGCATCTGCTATTTCTTTTAGGTTAGTATCAAGCCCGCTCACGTAATTTTGGGCACGCTTATCTAATTCTTTGGTGACGAGATCAAATACTCCTTGAAGTCCTTCTTTCTCATCAAACTCTTCATCATCAAAATCAGAGAGAATACCTTCCTCATATAGAGCCTTTGCGAGAGTGCGAGAGGCAGATTTACGTGAAGAAGAGTCAATTCCTTTAGAGGAAGGTTTCTCTGCTGGTTTTTTTTCTTTTGGTTCCTTTTCAGGTTCTTCTTCATTATCCTCCTCTAGTGTAAGAGGCTCAATTTCTATTTCTTCTTCTTCTTCAACTTCGGGTTTATCTTCGTCTTTAGGTTTCTCTTCTGGAACATCGTCTCCAATTGACAAATCACCCAACCCAGATGGATCAAATTCTGGTACTACAAATCCTTTTTCTTCTTCCATAATCTATACTCTTTCTATAATGTTGCAAATTTACAATAATTAAAACGATATGTCAAGTAAATCCCTGATTATTATGCTAATTATTTTGGATTCTTATAGCTTTTTCTTAGAGACCTACTTAACAATAATCTCGTTCTATGTTATAACAACCACCTCATGTTCAGCAGCCATCAATCTTCCAGTCGCTTTGGCATCATATACTTTGATATCATCTTCTATTGGGTATCCATCAATGCCATCCGTAAACTGTAAGTCCACTCTTAAGTTACTGATAGACGTGTCTTTAGAAATGATATGTATAACCTGAGATGCTCTAGCTCCTAAATTTAATCCTCTATCAGAGTAAGCATTATTGCCTACTAAAGATCCAGATCTAGTATACAAATCCGTTATGTTTGCAAAGTGTACATGTCCAAACAACACATACTTAACCAAGATATCCTTATGAGCATACTTGCCAACTATCTGTTGCAGTGATGCTTGGGTATCTCTTTTAATGGTGGTTCCGTGAAGTAATAAAATATTTACTCCCTGAACCTCTATCACAGTTTCTGTTGGGTTACCTTCTAGGAACTTAATACTGGTATTGCTATAAAATAACATTTTCAGTATATTAAATATAATAGTATCAAAGTTATCTGATGCTAAAATATCTGTAAATCCCCACTCAGGATCCACTCTACTCTCATTACCAGTTACATAAGCTACATCAACGGGGCATACAGTACTAAGATCTGAAATAAAATATCCTAGTAAATGTGCTGCTAACAAGCAAGCTTTGGCCCTATTAGTAGCTTGGGCTACTATCTCGTCTAACCTTCTGTTAGAATTAATAAGATCACCAGTCATAGCAACTACAATCTTTCTTGCTTTCCTAACCTGAGCCATAGTTTTTACCTCAGCCGCATACTTTTGTAATCGCTTAGCTGCTATTATAAAGTCATATTGGTTATCTGGTAAATCTACTAACTCATTAAAGTGAGTATCTGAAAGTTGTACTACAAGCACATCTCCCTCAGAGATTTCAGTATGCTTGTGCTCTTTCCATTCTAAGCCCTCTTTCTTAATGGCTTTCCTTAACTTCTTATCAAGCTGATATAGAGCGTTCTCCGTTCTAACACGATCTCTCCATAGCTTACGTTCAATTCTATTAACGTCTTGAAGACGCTGAGATCTCTTGGCCATTCTGCTAATTTCCTTAGCTTTGGGGTTATCAGCCCTCGTCATAGAAACATTAGGTTCATCACCAACAGCTTTCTTATATATACCCTTAATATCTACACCATCTCTCTCCATACGCCTAGCTTCTCTCAAAGCAGCGCGAGCTAGTTCAATGGGTACATCGTAAAGTTCTCCAATGAAAGTGGGGGATTTTTTAATATACCCCCGCTTACTTAAAAGATAAAATACTAATTCAGTTTTTGACATAAATTACTTTTTAGATGGAGCAGGCTTTTGCCTACTAATTTGTTCAGTTACCTTATTATGACGTATGGTCTCATCTATTTGTCTTTCCTTCAGGCGGCTATCTTCTTTGCCTTTGTTCTCTTGAACATCTACCTTACGGGTTTCCATACCATCATCAGTACTAGAATCATTATCTGTACCACCGTCAGCACTGGCAGCACTAACTTGCGCAATAGTTAATTTAGTTAAATTATCACGTTCATTCATCTTATCTTTCAGATCACGTTCAGCCTGATTATCAGCAGCTTCAGCTTGTATCTGAGCTTGAACAGCTTCCTGTGCCTGTTTCATCTTATCCTGTTCCATTTGCATTCTCTGTTCCTCAGCATCCTCAATTTTCTTTCTCATCTCTACAATAGAGGAAGAGTTAAGAACATTGATAAGATCTGTTAGACCCCCCGAGGATTGTGCAAGTGCTTGAGCTGCTTGCTTTAAACCCTGTCTTAGTTCATAATCTTGTCTAGAGTTAGATATAAAAATACCAAACTCAGACTCAGCGATTAACGGCCCACTAACTGCTAAGGTTTGTGTAGCCAGCTCATCAGTTACAAAACTAATTTGCTTATTACCATCTTTCCTGTATGCATACTTAGCAAACTCTAATAGGGTTGAAAGAGCTCTAATTTTAGTATTCTCATGTAAGAGGAAAAGTTTCTCTGTTATATGAGAGCTCTGTGTTCTAGCTATCTCTACATTACCTACTAGTTCTCTTTGTTCAATTTGTCCCTCTCTCTGCTTAGTTATCCCAGAGATGGATCCCATTTCTTGATCTATGTAGTTAAGTAATATAAGATGTTGATCAATATAGTTCCTCATATCAGGGTTGAACAGTTTCTCCATATTTTGGAATCCACCAGCAAGTTTCCCCTGAGCTGCACCTTTACGCGCTTCTTTAAAGGAATCCCTGAATCTGTATCCCTCTTCCTGATCATAATATATCCAGTCAGCGGGTTCCAACCAGTCTGGTATAGCTGCAACATCAACATCTACTGATGGCATTCTAAACCTATTGACTGCTTTTCTAATCCTGTGCATAATTTCTGCATGAAGATATTCATAAGGCTTGAGTAAATCGACTAAAGATTTTTGAGTCTCTTGGTCCACATTGTAGATAGTACCTACTATAGGGGCTAAACAACGTGTGGGGTTGTCTATGCTTGAACCGACTCGGGGTAATACCTCTGCCTTAACAAAAATATCTACACCAATCCGGTATCCATGCCACCATTCAGTAACCCAGGTCCACTTAACAGTATCCCCCAGTTCCTTGTTAGGCTTGAAATTTTCATCTACCCATTTATTCTGTTCTGTGCCTTCCTCGTCATAATAGGTCAATTTACCTATCTTACGTAAGCTACGCCACATTACACGTAGAAGGCGTATGTTACCGTCTCCATCATAAGAATCTCCCCAGTAACGTTGGTTAGAACCAGGAGAGAGAAACTGTAAACCATTAAAAGTATCCCCAGCATCTTGTTCATGAGCAAACCAGTTAACGGGAGCTGTAACAAGCCCGTCACCTTGCTCTCTAGTGATATAACCTTTTTCTATATCTCCAATTTGAGCATTGGTAAGATTCTCGTGAAAGTTGTCAATTATATATCCAACAGGATAATAACCGTCAATTAACAATATATCTGAGTCTTCCATATAAGGACTTACTCCCATACGAAAAGATTGCACGTTTAGTGGACTGAGTTTCTCCATAATGGGTTCCCCATTCCTAATGTCGTATGCATATATTTCTTCAGACACAATTAGAGCATCTTCCATGCCCCTCATAAATTGAAGATCTAAATTTAATTTCTTATATAAGAAGTTTAAAATATGTTGGCCCATGGCTTCCCTAGTGTCAACAAACTCAAATTTAGCAAAACGTTCAAGTTTCTTTATTCTTCTTTCCATCTCCTGATCATCAACGTCAGGTGATTTCTGTGGATCTACTAATGTAACTATTTCTTGTATAACCTTCTGTTTAAGGGCATTTTGCTTTTCAGAGATCGCGGTGGGATTAACAGCTCTCACTACAAACTCAAAAGGACGTTTAATAGATTCCCCAACAAGAAGATCAATCTTAGGTTTTATTTTAGAATAATCCTGTAGCTCGGTTAAAACCTTATTACCACTGAGCCCTAGCGGATTAACTGTTTCTTCCACATCGGTTTGATCAAGAAAGCCATTCATCAAATTATAATTAACCTTCTTTTGGTGAGTAGAGTACCGCAGACCGGTTCCCTTATCATAAAGGTTCATTTGCTTTATAGCTGCCTTAATACAATCCTCCCGCCACTTCTTGTTTTTGAGACTCGTAGCGAGCTTTTGACGCGGAAAGTAAGAGATC